AGCAACTTTCCCAAAGTAGCTTGGCTCAAATCTTTGTCTTCTCGAAGATCACAAAGAATTTCAGAATAAGTCTTCATACTTCCTACGCTCCTACTTTTATAAAAGCGTAACACAGGAAAAATACTGTTGCTTCGTTTGACAAATATAATCTGTTGATATAATATGATATACAGATAATATTTGTTAGTCGGTGGATTATGAAACAAACTACTTGTAGACCAGCCTGTGCGTTTACCGGGCATCGTCCGAGGCGTTTCAGCTTTGGTTATGATGAAGAACATGAAAAGTGCAATCAATTAAAATCCGTGTTGGCAGATCAAATAGCTATGCTAGTGGGTGCAGGCGTTACTACCTTCTACACTGGCATGGCACTCGGTGTAGACCAATGGGCGGCCATGATTGTGCTAAAGCTGAAAAAAGAGCTCGATGCCTTGCGCCTGATCGCCGTACTTCCCTGCGAGACACAGGCCAACAAGTGGTCTGTAGATCAGCGGGAACGGTATTTTAACATTCTGGCGGAGTGCGATGATGTGATTACTCTAAGCCGTCACTACACTCCCACCTGTATGTTTGAACGCAACCGCTATCTTGTGGATCATGCAGAATATCTTTTGACTGTATATGATAACGGACTGCATGGCGGCACTGCTTACACCGTTCAATATGCAGAGGAGCGAGGGCGCAAGGTTATCTCAATTCATCCAGACACCTTGCATATTGCAACAGAGATAGATTTGGAAGCTCTTAGGCGTCGTGGATACCTTCGCATTGTAAAATAAGTTCCTTCAATGGCGTGGGGAAGGGATAAAAAGTGACGCAAAGACACTCGTTCCAGAGAGAATGAGTGTCTTTGCGTTTTGCATTCTCTTAGTTGCATCTTAAAACAATTTGTCCAGCCGGCCAGGGAAGTTCAAACTTCGACCTGCAAACAAGGTGTCCCATATATTGGACACTTGCTGTGGTTTAGGAAATGTTTTCCATATTCCTCTTGACAAAGCGTCTGTGCGTGAATATAATCAACGCACAATTAATTGTGCGTTTTGTGAGAGGAGGGAATTTCCGTGAAATTCGGAGAGAAATTGCGAGAAGAACGTGAAAAGCGTTCACTTACGCAAGAAGAGCTGGCGAAACAATTGGGTGTTAGCAGAAACACCATTGTCAATTATGAGCGCGGTGCAAGCCATCCCAAGGAGCGGCAAGTTTACTCTAAGTTGGCAGAGGCTTTTGAAGTGGACATCAGCTATTTTCTCACTGACGATGAAGCGTTCTTAACTGAAGCCACTGCGCGATATGGGAGAAAAGGCACCTTAGAAGCAGAAGAGATATTAGAGCACACTTCCGCTCTATTCGCTGGTGGAACACTTTCAGATGAAGATAAGGTCGGCTTCTTACATGCCATGCAAGCCATCTATTTTGAATCCAACGAACACGCAAAAGAAAAATTCACCCCGAAGAAGTATCGGAAGCCGAAGCAAGCTTCTGAAAGCTAAAGGGGGTATTCTATGGATCATATTTATCGTATCTACTTGGAGGCGATGAAAGCCGTTGAGCAATATCATACACGCGACCCGTATGAGTTGCTTGATTGCATTGGTGCATCAGTACATCTTGTACATGACTTTGCGATTGATGGCTTGAAGGGATTCGCGGCAATTCGCAAGGGCAAGAAATTTGCCGTAATTAATGCAAGGTTAGATGAGCATGAGCAACGTATCGTGGCAGGGCATGAGGCAGCGCACCTGATTTTGCACGAAGAGGATATTCTAAGAAGTCCAATGCAGGCATTAAAGGATTTTAACCTGCTGGTAGACCCCGGATGCTTAGAGAATGAAGCCAACAGATTTTTAGCCGACTTCATCATCAGCGATGAAGATGTGCTGGATGCGGCTTTAGGCAAGGAGCATGACTTCTATGCCGGTGCGAGAGCCTTGTGCCTTTTGCCGGAACTGTTTGCTTTCAAATTGTACAGCATGGCACAGAGAGGGTTTCCAGTACGGAATCCTGTAGACTTGAAGAGCGATTTTCTACGTCAGAGAGTGTGATTGTATGCATCTTTGCCTGCTCTGGTCTAAACTATTTTTAAGAAAGGATATATCCAGATGAGGCGCGAAACACGGGCGATGAAAAATATAAAGCAGATGTGTGGTGGATTGGCACTCTGCCCTGATGATGTTCTACATAAGTCTACACTTGTTATGAAGATATATCGTGATGTCGTTTGGTTGACCACGCGAAGAGCTGATTCAATGAGAGAGGAAACAGCCGCCTACTCGCAAGGACAGGAACTTGACGCCGCTCTTACTTACCTCGCGGAATTTGCGCCAACGGAGCGAAAACAGGACTTTGAGGCAAAAGTGACCAGTCTATTTGAGACCAAGTGGATGGTTGACTTGATAGATACTGCCATGATGCGTGTCTATGAATATCCCAGCAATGGAAAGCTGTATTTTGATATATTATCCAAGAGCTACATGACAGCCTTTCATTATTCCGAATCCGAATTGTTGGAAGAGTTCTGTTTGGAGCGTAGTACCTTTTACGACCGCAAGCGAGAAGCAATCATGCTACTTGGTGTTGCGTTATGGGGCTTTGCGATCCCGGAGATTAAAAATGCTTTCATGGGGACAAGCCTTACATCCGAGATGTCAGAAATGCAGTTGTGTCTGCTATGCGGGTAATGCCCCGACAAAACCCCGACAGATTCCCGACGAAATACGGACAATGTACGGACTGACTGCGGACTGTCAAGATGGTAAGATGTGTACAGTGGATAGCTGTGCGCATGAAAACTAAATAGTACAAGAAACAGACCGCCTACGCTGAAATTAGCGTGGGCGGTCTGTTTCTTGTTGCGCCGGTATTCCATAATAATCGGCGCGGTCAGGCTTGACCGGAGACACCTTATGTTGTCTCCGGCTTTTTTATGCCTTGACATTCACGTGCCAGGAAAGAGGGACGGCGCGTGAAGAGATTTAAATGGCTCTGCTCAATTGCCAGATATCCGTAAATTTTGGTTTTGCATCACACGATCTGAAAACCAAAATTTATGGAGGATGGACAAATGCAAAATTGGAGAAGCTACAGAAATTTCAGGAGGTACAGGAATGCTGATGACTCTTACACCTGCACCATCACAGTGGATGGTACGAGATTAGAGGTTAGCGAGGAAATTTATGCAGCATATGCGGAGATTGGGTACAAGATGGAGAACATGGAAATTGGCTTAAAGCATGATCGTGTTCTCAAAGATTCGGAGGGCAAAGCAGTTCGAGACGAATATGGGCAACCGATCATACTGCCTGAACGTGAAGTATCGCTGGAGAAGCTCATTGATGAAGATTGGGAGTATCAATCATTCGAGCCATCTCCAGAGGAGACCATTGTCAAGCTACTTGGGGTTGTTGAGCTACGTGTCTGTCTTAGTTTGCTAGGCGCAGAAGAAAGGGAGCTTATCAATGCCTTATTCTTCAACGGCTTAACCATCCGCGAATATGCCGAAATTACAGGGCGAAGCAAATCGAGCATAGATAGGCACAAAGTAAAAATACTTGGCAAGCTGAGAAAATTATTAGCGGACTGAAAAATTGAGCGGGACAAGAGCCGCTTTCGGAACGACCCCTTATGAGAGGACTAAGTGAAAGTCGCCCCGCACCTTGAAAAATGCCAAGATGTTTGCCTTGGTCATATCGGAACTACGGGTACGATATCCGCTATGCTGTGCGCGACAACTGTCTGTAATGGACACGAGCGCCCCTCTCTCCGCCTATGCGGAGTGGGCAGACCAAAGGCATGTCGGAGATAATGGTACTCCCCCAAGAGAACTGGGGCCGGACAGCGCGGAGGCGCGATTCGGGGAAGCGTCGTGCGAGTTGGGATAGATTCGCGGGAGCTTCCGTGTGTGGTGAAAGCCGCAGCCCGTTGTTTCCCCGATGTCCGGGTATTGAGAAAAATAGGGCATAGAGCAAACCGAGATTTATTCTTACCGTCAACTTTGGCGGCTTTGCTACTGCGGCGCAGATAAGCAATTCTGCGCTGCACCACAAAGCTGTCAAAGGAATCTATGAAAAAGGGATGTTATTGAAATGCAAAATATTCAAAGTGAAATATCTAGGGCGATTCCAGATACTATATCTGTCAATCTTTTAACCAAGGGTGAACCACTCTTCACAGCTTATGGTTGCGTCCTCTTGGAGCACGACACCGGAAAAAGCTATATTTGCACTGCTGTTAATCTAAAAACCGGCAAGTCCGAAATAATCAGCCGCAGCAAGACACCGCTCACTACATCTCGCGCAGATAAAATGGCGGAGAGGTTACGCCAGTCAAGTGTTGCCGACGCGGGTGTGCTCGAAGCAGACAGCGTACCCGGCGGTCAGTTAGACCTCCGCAAGTGCAAGAGAATCCTGACCGCTGTATTCAACAACATTCTCCCTAAATATGGCTACAAAGTCCGCAATGCACAGGTATCTTTGGCAGAACACATCTTGGACGCCATTAACCGCCGAGGCCTCTCTCTTGCGGAAGCAGAAGTCGGCACTGGCAAAACGCTGGCTTATCTTCTTCCTGCAATCCTTGCCAAACGCGGCAGACTCAATGGCTACTGGAACATGAGTTTTCACACTGGGACACCCTATGTCGAAATGGCGAATATGCCCATCGTTATCGCCACATCCAGCATCGCGCTCCAAAAAGCCATCATGAAAGACTACATACCGGCACTCTCTAACATCCTCATGCGGCATGAGGTCATAAAGACACCGCTGACCGCTGTGATGCGCAAAGGACGTGAACATTATATATGTAAGCATAGACTGCGGACACATGCTCAATTTGAGCACAATGCCAAGACGAAGAAAATCCTTGAGGGATTGCTACTGCCTAACGCAGAGATCGACCTAGCGGAAATTGAAGGGCTGACTGCGTATGTGAAGCGCAAAATCTCCGTGCCGGATCGTTGTAGCAAACATTGTCCAAATCGGGATAACTGTTCATATCTGCACTTCCGGGAACAGGCTAATTCATCGGCGATAGACATTCAAGTCTGCAATCATAACTATTTGCTGGCAGATACCCTGCGTCGTGCCAATGAGCAACGCCCACTGATTCCAAACTACCAGAGCATTATCATTGACGAAGCGCATAAGTTCCTACAAGCAGCGCGATCTATGTACGGTGTGGAGATGTCCAATCTTACTCTGTTGGAGATCAAAGACGGTATCTTTGATCTCAACTTCAAACATGGGGAGGTGATGAAGTTTGCAAGAAAGGCGGCGAAGAAACTCTACACTGAAAATCTCCGACTATTCCGCAAATTAACTGAAACCGCCACCTGCGAAGAGACTGAGGATGAATCAGACCGTATGACCGTCGCAATAGACGCTGAAGCCGTACAGTACATAGGGAATATCCGTGATCTATCTGGCAAGCTCATCGAATTGCTGACTTCCAAGCCTGTTTCTGAAAACAGTAACGGACGTAAGGCGCAGATCATTTGGGAACTTACACAAGTCCACAATCAGGCCGCTATCCTTGCCGGACACGAGAAACTCGTCTATTGGATCGAGGTGCCGAAGTCTAATGCAGAGGCTGGGGTGCTCTTTTGTGCGATCCCCAAAGACCTCGACAAAAAGCTATATGATGACTTGTGGAGTCGCGGCATTCCAACCATCCTCACATCAGGCACACTTTCAGCGGCAGGCGACTTCTCTCATATCAAGCGCTCGCTTGGTATAGAGCGCGTTAGCCGAAGTCGTTTGACGGAGACGAGCAAGCCGTCTCCTTTTGAGTATTTTGAGAATGCTTTGTTGTATGTCAGTGAAACGATGCCTTTTCCCGATCAACAGAGTAGGGGATATATTGCCGCTGTCGCAGATGAGGTTGAGAAGCTGGTTACAGCGTCTCACGGTCATGCTGCTGTGCTATTTACGAGCTATAAGGCGATGGATATGGTATGGGAGCTACTTGCAGAGCGGAACATACCCTTTCCCATGTTCCGGTTGGATAAGGGTGGTCTCCGGGAGATTGAGAGGTTTAAGCAAAGTGGCAATGGTATCATGTTTGCGGCAGGTGCTTTATGGGAGGGCATAGATATCCCTGGTGATGCGCTCTCCATGCTCATCATCGTTAAGATGCCCTTTGCCGTGCCTGATCCGATCAGTGAGTATGAGCAGACACTGTATGCCAATATGGATGAATACAAAGAACGTGTCATTGTACCAGAAATGCTTATCAAGCTAAAACAGGGCTTCGGACGGCTTATTCGTACTGAGCACGACACTGGTGCTGTAGCGATACTCGACAGTCGTGCGAATCATTCGGGTGCATACCGTCGATGTGTGTTGGACGCCCTGCCGGAGTGCTATGTCACCGATGATGTGAGCATGGTTGAGGGCTTTATGCGGGTTAAGAAATCATCCGGCTATTTTGAGTAAGTTGCATCACAGATCGGTTATTCCCAACTTGGGAATAACCGATCTGCGTATCATGTGCGTAATGGAGGGAAGCGTATGCGTGAAGACGCAAATACGTTAGAATTGGTAGACATCTGCACGGTTTCGGTAGATAGAACCCTGTCAAAGCGAGAGAGAATCATCGAATTTATTAAGCGGATAAAGAACCCATACCGATTCAGATGTAAAGAGTTCATTGTAACAGTTCGTTATTCTACGAATGGCCCAAGCTTTGAGGAGTGTTTAGAACAGGTTATGACTTAAATATTTTGACGACAAACTCGACTTTCTCGAAATACGGTATTACAATTGTGGGCGAAAAAGAGTAATGGAATAAGGCCAGCTCGCACCCCTTGATTTTCGGGAAGTTTGGGAAATCAGTAAAAAGGAGTGTGTTTTTCCATGGAAGAAATAATCTACCAAGCGGCAAATTATATTCGCTTGTCTGATGCAGACGAGGGTACAGACGAGAGCAATAGCGTAGGAAATCAGCGAAAGATCTTTGAGGCGTTTCTAAAAGACCATCCTGAGATTAAAATGGTTTCCGAATATGTGGATGATGGTCGGTCAGGCATTATCTTTGACCGACCGGCATTCAAGCAGATGATGGCGGATATTAAAAGCGGCAAAATCAACTGCATTATCGTAAAAGACCTTTCACGCTTCGGGCGCGACTATATTGAAACCGGACGCTATTTGAGGCGTGTTCTTCCTAGCTATGGTGTGAGATTGATCGCACTCGGCGATCATATAGATACGCTTACCGACAAGGGCGACGATCTCGTTGTAACAGTCAAGACAATCGTGAACGATGCGTATTCCCGCGATATATCCATAAAGACACGTACTGCACTAAATGTAAAACGAGATAATGGCGATTTTGTTGGTGCCTGCCCTATCTATGGGTATCAAAAAGCTGAGGATAATCATAATCAGCTTGTAATTGACGAGCATCCTGCGGCTATTGTACAAGACATATTTCGTATGAAGATTGATGGTATGAGTGCGCTGAAAATTGCGGGAAATTTGAATAAGCTGGGTGTACTTTCACCGCTGGCATACAAAAAAGCAAAAGGATTGCCGCACCCCAAGGGCGGCTATGCAGACAGAGATGGTGCGAAGTGGAGTGCAACTACTATTTTCCGCATACTACAGGACGAAACGTACACAGGTACGCTCATTCAAGGGCGGCAGGGGACGCTCAACTACAAAGTGCGGGACTTAATTCAGAAACCTGCAAATGAATGGAAGCGCACAGAAAACGCACATAGGCATATCGTCTCCCAGCGTGATTTTGATCTAGCCCAACGCATTATGCGGCTCGACACGCGAACAGCACCCGGTGGAGAGAGCGTATATTTGTTTTCCGGGATACTCATCTGCGGCTCCTGCGGAGCGCGCATGACGCGGAAATCCGTACCATATAAGGGCATAAAGTACCACTATTACTATTGTCCCACGACAAAGCGGCGTGGATGTCTCAGTGCTGTGAACTTAAAAGAAATAAAATTACACGACTGCATACTCGAAAGCCTGAAAGCACAGATCTCGAACGTTGCATCCGTTGATGCAATTCTGGCAGGAAGTGATGGTCAACGCGCCACACAAGCGATTGCGGCGCAGTATCTGACACAGATTGCAGAGAATGAGGATCAGTTTAAAAAGCTAATGAGATTCAAATCTACGCTCTATGAGAATATGGTTAGCGGTCTAATCACCAAAGCGGACTACAAGAAGTTCAAATCAGACTATAATGCCGATGAAACTCGGTTACACAATGCGAATGAGGTGCTTCGGCAAAAGCATGAAGATGTTCTATCCGGTAAAGGTGAACGCCTGCGCTGGATGGAGCATTTCAAACACTTTGATGGTCTCACGGAACTTGATCGTCGCATGGTGATTAGCTTGATACGGAGCATTCGCGTTGTGAGTAAGACAGAGCTTGAAATCACGTTTAATTATCAGGATGAATACGAGCAAGCGCTTGAGCTTCTCCGGAAAGGAGTTGCTTAACATGGCGAGGAAAAGCAGAAAACATCTTGTAGATATCGCCGTAAGTCCAGAGCACACTCCGGAGCGTGTGTACTACAATGCCGCCGCATATGAACGCCTTTCGGCTGATGATAAGAAGAAGCGTGGCGACTCTCTTGAAACACAGCGAAAGATCATTGAGAACTTTGTTGCGGTGCAACCAAACATCCGTATTGTAGAAACCTACATCGACAATGATTTGACAGGCAGGAATTTTGATCGTCCGGGATTTCAAAAGATGTTAGCTGACATTGAGTGCGGCAAAATTAACTGCATTATAGTGAAAGACTTAACCCGATTCGGACGCAACACGATTGATGCAGGATACTATCTTGAGAAATATTTTCCGGCGCACGGAGTTCGCTTCATCTCCGTTACTGATCCCTATGACAGTTTAGATGGCGATGGCGGGATCATGATACCGCTTAAAAATCTAATTAGTGAGAGCTACGCACTGGATATTTCTCGCAAATGCCGTGCGGTGCATCAGCAGAATATTGCCAGCGGACGATTTGTAGGGAGAGTGGCTCCCTATGGATTTAAGAAAGCACCAGAAGATTGTCGTAAGCTGATACCTGATCCAGATACAGCACCAACTGTGCAACAAATGTTCGATTGGGCTGCAATTGGAACTGGAGTGGGAGAAATTGCGCGCCGCTTAAATGCGCAAGGGATTCCATCTCCAAGTCATCACAATTTTGCCCGTGGCTTTAATACCAGTAAAAAATCTCTTGGAACTATCCATTGGAGGGATCAGACGATAGGAAAGATTCTTGCTGACAGGGTCTATGTGGGTGATATGGTTCAAGGCAAGACTAGAACGGTAGATGGCAAAACAATTTCGAATGATCCGTCCGAGTGGGTTTGTGTTCCTAACACACATGAACCCATTGTCAATCATGGTGTATTTAGCCGTGTTCAAATGATACGTCAAAATGTGTGCAATAAGATGAAGAAATCTCGGGAAAATTCGGTGCCCTATACGACAAATATATTCCCAAGTAAAGTGTTTTGCGGAAAGTGCGGACATCTCATGGAACGCAAGCGCAACACGAAGGGTGGAGCATATTGGTTTCGCTGTGAATCAAAATTGAAATTTGGCAAAGAAGTTTGTACAGTTGTTTCTGTTCGGGAAATCGACCTGAAAGTGGAGATTATGACGATACTGCACAAGCAGTCAGAGGCGATTTTGGGCAGATACATTAGTCTGGAACGGACTTCCTTTGACAAGGATGATGCCGAATTACATAAGATCAATCAGGGTTTAGATAGAGATGGGCGTTTACTCCGAAGTCTGTATGAGAATATGGTCAACGACCTAATTACGCAGGCGGAGTTTGTGCAGATGAAAGCAACCTATGAAGCGAAAATAGAAGTCCTATCGAATAGAGCGGATGAAATACGCAACCGCCGATATGAGGCGAAAGTCCATCTAGCCGAGTGCTATAATATTGCTGATGCGACTTCTGAGACGCTTGCAGATGATAAGTTGACTGCTGCCCTTATGGACAGACTGATTCAAGAAATCCGTGTACATCCCAACAAGAGCTTCGAGATACTATTTCGATTCCGTGATGAATTTGGGGAGGGAAGTAGGGTTGGTTAAATATATCATCGCAAAGTATATCCGGCTCTCTGTTGAAGATGCAAAAACGGATAGTCTCAGTGTGGAGAATCAGCGGCGTATACTCGATAGGTACATTGAGGAAATGAACATTCCCAATGTAGAAGTCCTGGAATTTGTAGATAACGGACACAGCGGCATGAACTTCGAGCGACCGGCTATGCAGAAGCTTTTAGAGCTTGTGCAACTGGGGCACGTCAACGCTATTGTAGTCAAGGATTTTTCCAGATTCGGGCGCAATATGATCGAAAATGGGTATTATATTGAGCGAGTATTTCCTCTGCACCGTGTACGCTTCATCTCAGTTTCTAATGGCTTTGATGCTGCGGAACATGAGGGGAGCACAGGGGGGCTTGATGTTGCGTTTGAGTTCCTGATCCATGAGCAATACAGCCGAGACTTGTCGCAAAAGATAAAATCCGCGAAACGTGCCAGAGCACTACGCGGTGAGTCTATCAGCAAAAACTGTGCATTCGGTTTTAAGAAAGTAGATGGACGTCTTGAAATAGATGAACCTGCTGCTGAGACCGTGCGCCTGATTTTCGAGCTGTATAGAGATGGTCGTAGCTTATCTGAAATCTCTGATCGGCTTCACAAAGATAAACGTCCTACACCGGGAGAACACAAAAAATGTGCTACCCATCCTACCTACTTATGGAATGCATCGCACATCTCTTCTAGGCTTCGTGATGAACAGTACATAGGTACATATGTTGCCGGAAAGACAACGTGTGTGGAAATTGGAAGTGGAAAGACTGTAAAGATAGATGAATCCGAATGGATACGGATCCCCGATCATCACCCGGCGATTGTAGATAAGGCGGTGTTTGAGGCAGTGCAGGGGAAATTAAATCTGAAATGTAAGCCGCCGCGCAAGCGAAAACCTAGAGCGCGCCAACAGCTTAATTCAAGTAAGAATACATTCGAGGATGAGATTATTTGTAGTGTCAATGATTTCCCGCAATATCTAAAGCATCAAGTGGGGGATGAGGTGCTGATAAAGCAAATAGAGAGTACCAAACGTACCCTCTATGAACGATTTGTTCTTGCTGAAATAGGTGCCGATGAGTTCAGAACAGAGAATGCCGCTCTTGACGCTGATCTTAACCGGATTTATAGTTGAAAAGCCAAAGCCCAAGCTAATTTTTAGCTTGGGCTTGACATATGACTGGTACCGGTGGCCGGGGTCGAACCGGCACGAGATTAGATCTCACGGGATTTTAAATCCCGGGCGTCTACCTGTTCCGCCACACCGGCATAAACAGCTCTGATATCGTACCACTCTTTGGG